GCTCTATTAGCAAAAGTATCCCCAGCCCAAAATCGAATAGCATCATCAGAATCATCATTACCACTTATACCTGCATTTGCTTCCCCCAAATCTCCAGAACCAACCTCAAGTCGTCCAGTTGTAACCAACCCCCCATCAATAACCGTTTGAGTTCGATCTTTTGTATCTGCATCCGCAGCTTCAATAGTAAAATAATCTATATCATATTGTCCTGTAGCGTTCGGATAATTAACCCCAATTAATGGACGAAAATATCTAACATTTGTATGAAGATTTGAAGGTGAAAATGGGTCTGTAGCATTAGCAATTAAATTTGTACCATTACCTTTAAAATAACCTATATAATCAACGAAAGTGCTACCCGGATTTTTATTGGCAGCTGCCATATAAAACCCGTCTGCAAGATTAGCCCCAATAGAATTAACCCATAAAGTGTCATCGTAATTTCTGCCAGCCACGCCAATATAACACACACCAGCACCATAATTTTGTCTAATTCTACATTTTATTTTATATATTTTTGTTGGATCAAACGGGATAGAAATACTACCTATTAACCAGGACGCATCATCTCCTGAATTATTTCCAATCCTAAGAATAAATCCCCCTGAAGCGTCGGATGCCGATGTAATTGTAGGACTACCACTTCCAAAATAATTTGTCCATCTACTATCAAATACTGTTTGACTTTCAACAAAATCATCATTAAAAATATATCCTGAACTTTTATTTGCTATTGTAGCAATAGTATCATCAGTATATTTTGAAGCCAATTCCCAATCAGCAGCTACATAAGCTCCAGTTAATCGTTGTACTATACATCGTTTTACATCCCCTGTACTTCCTGCATTCCAAACATCACCAATATTATATGGGGTTGTTGGTGTGGTATTAAATGTACGAACAGCATCTGTTATATTTGCATATCCAGATGAACCAGCAACAAATGTTATTTGCCCTGAAATAACCCCAGAATCTAAATCAAAATAAGTTCCCCCACCTGCACTTGAAATTCGCCCTGTAGTAATAAATTTTCCATTAATTGTAGTAAATCCATGTGTTAAAGATATCCTACGAACACTATCAACTACTGAATGCAAAACCCCAATGACAAAATAATAATATGTTGCATCACTATCAGCAAGTCGTTGAGTAGAATCAAAAACAATTGTTGCCACTGCCGAAGCTCGTGTACATTTAGCGTATATATAGTAAGCCGTCCCATCTACCAAACCAGTTGTTGTTGCCCCCGTTATATTCCATGTTGTTATTGTTGTAGCAATTGCATAATGTACTAATGTTCCTGAACCTACCACAACAGTTGATTTAACCCCCCCATAATTAGGTTCTATAACCACCCCATTCAATTCAAAATTAGCAGATTTAGAACCAACAGAAAGCATATTAGTTTCAATAGATAAAGGGCGAATATTTTCCATATCAAAATAATCATCCTCAGGATCAAATGTCATTGCCCGTAATTCAGAAACTGTTTGCCAGTTTTTACGTATCCGATAATTATCTTTAAGGGCAATTTTAGGATTGGTTAAAACCCTTTGTGTTTCTAAATTATCAGCATACATACGTGTTAAAGTACTAATTGCAATAGTATCTGCAAGAGTTAATTTATATTTTTGTGGTATAACCAAATCATGGGTTAATTCAGTTATTCGTATTAATTTATTAATACCTAAATCTGAATCTATTATTGTAATATAATCCCCAATTGATAATGTATAGGAATTTCGTTTTATAAACAACGGGTCAACGTCTACAGAGTAATCAACCCGTGGGGAACAATTTTGAGTTAAATATGCCTGTGCTTTTGTTAACAATTCAGTTTCGGCAGTATCAATATACGTTTGTGGCATTATAATATCTACCAAAACATAAGTATTCCCAACGGCTGGTTTTATTGTTGATGAAGGTAATTTCCCTGCCTTCCCATCGTCAAATAAAACTAATGTAAATTCTTTTGTTGAATTATCAAATGGTCCAACTTCAAATTCATATCCTCCCAATGAACCATCTTGAAAATGTACTTTTGGAGTTACTCCAGATAACCGTTGTGCATTTAAATCAAACATATTTACATCGGTAAACTTTAAAACATCCCCGGCATTTACAGCTGTTATAACACCAGCTTGTCCAGCAACACAAGGGATTTTTGGGTAAACTTCATCAAAGTTTTTTGAAAATTCTATTATGTCCGCTGTATATGTATAATCTTCAACATATGAAACCCCACCCGTTACAAATTTCAATCTTGGAGAATACGTACGATAATTAACTGGCAAATTTTTTGTTGAGCCAAAAGCATATAAACGGGTAATAAGATTTTTCGAATCTACTGCATTTCTTGATATAGAATACAGACCTTTGTTAAATCCATATTGAAAAGTCAATCCGTTATCAACCCCAAAATCTGTAAAGTTTATTTGTTTTCCTACCAAATAAAATTCAATATCAAATTCCTGTGCTAATCGTTGCATTACTTCTAAACAATTCTCACAAGAAAAATGAATGTTACGGTAATCTGTTGTATCAATAGTCCCATGAGACCAACCGGACTGTATACGATTCATATTAGTAACAAGTAAGTCAGCAAATACATGGGCATCACCGACCAAATCAAATTCACCAGACCCGGTTAACATATACTGGACTTTAGCCATTTCATACATAACACTTTCAAACGACATTACGTATGAATAATCGTTTGAAGCCTTTTTATCTATTTTTGGTAAAGTATTTAAAAAATAATCCGTTCCGTCTACTGTAATATAATCACCAATTAAAAATGAAATATATGTTTCATCTTCAAAAGAAATATTAACATAATCATCACCCATTATTTTTTGGATGTGTTCTGCTTTGTCAGTTTCTATACTAGCAATCACAGCTGAATCCCTATATACTTCTATTATCATACTTCTAATATTGGTTCAGTAAATATTACTTTAACTTTAAAAAATAAAGGTGTACAATCAAGTGAATTAAGCTTTTCAAATGTTATTTTTTCACTTACAAAAAGTTTGAAATCTTTTACAATATTTGAAAATACAACTGTCCGCAAACCAACCTTTATAAAATCATTTTCTATATCTTCACGCTTAATTAAAAAATCAGTTATAGAAGCACATTCCATTTTAAACTCAACTTTTATTTCCCTTGCTTCTTTTTTTACAGCATTTGAATCTAAAGTCATTCCGTTGCTAGTAAGATAGTTTTTTACAACCGGGCGTTTGATTTTTGGTGTCGATAGTTCTTCCAAACTTTTTAAATAAGTCAATCCATATACAGAAATATTTTTACCGTCGATTGTCATGATTCAATTATTTGTTTTGTGTATATTGGTTCGGTAACAGTTAACTTTATTTTACAACTTATTGCATCACTTGAAAATGGGTTTAACCGTTCCTGAATCATAATATCACTTTCAAGAAATATGGGTATTACAGTAGGCAAATAATCATATTCTAAATCATGCAAACCACTATCAGTAAATAAAGCTGCAAACGTTTCTAATTGACTTTTATATAATGCTGGAGTTGTAGCAGTCAATAGAAATTCTAATTCAATTTCACGGGGTTCTTTATCCGTTGTTGTCAAATCAATATCCAACCCGTCCTCATCCTGCCAATTATAAGATAACGGACGTTTTATTTTAGGAATAGTTAATTCCCCTTCACTTTTAAGTAAAGTAACCCCTAAAGTTGAAATATCTGTTGTATCTATTACCATCCTTGTGCTCTTAATGAATCTTTATTTGTAACCCCCAAACCAGCTTTTAATAAATCTCGAATTTCTCCAATAGGTAATGTATTTCTTTCTATATTAATTGCAGATACACGTAACCCATTAAATTGACCTGCGATTAACCCAGCTGTTTCTTCACTCATACCTTTTATAGCCCCTTGTAATCCTGTAGTTGTTGCTGTTGTAGAAGATGCTCCAACCCCGGCTGCCTCTAACGCTTGATTTATAAGTCCTGTTTTTTTCTCAAGTGAACTTTGAGCAACATCAGACATATATTGTATTCGAGATTCATCCCCACTTGATAATTCACCATCAGCAAGCATAGCCCCTATATTTGCTAACAATGCATTTATTTCGGGTTCTATTAATTTTGTTGCCATTCCATTTATAATGCTATTTCTTAAAATATCTTTAAAATTATTTCCAAAAGTTTCTACAAAAGGGGTGCCATTTTTTAATCCTTCTTTTATAGCATCCGTAAAAGAATTTCCACCCCCTGTTATAGAATCCCACAATGATTGTAATTTTTGTTGTTCCTCCTGTTGTTGTTCATAATATGCTTTATCTAGTTCAGCACTTTTTTCCAAATATTCCACTCGTGAATTTGCAAGGGCAGCATTAAGATATGCTTCATTTTCAATTTCTCGTTTTAATTTTTCATCTGAATAATATGTTTCATAAGCTAATAATTCTTGCTTAGCTTTTAATTCTTCTAAAGTTCCTTTCTTTGTTAATGCTAACGTAGTTTTTCGTTGAGTTAAATCATAATTTGCCCACCCCTCATATGCCTCAGCTGTTAATTGTTTTTTAGTTTCTAAATATTCTTTATCTAATTGTGTTTTTTCTGCATTAGCATTTGCTTCTAAATTTATTATTTTTGCAGTTCTTTCACTTTCTATAGCAATGTCTTTTGTTGCCGCGTCAATATCATTTTTTAATTGATTGTCTATTAATTGTTTTTGTACTGTCAATTGAGCTTCGGAATTATCTTCTGTATTAAGTAATTGTGTTTCTAATCCTAAAGTTATTGTGTTTTTTAAAGAATCTTGTAATTTTTTATCTGCTTCGGCAGTATCCGTAGCAACCCCTGTTCGTAAATCAATTAACTTTTTAATTTGTTCCTGTATTTGTTCATCCCAAACCATTCCTGCATTATATGCATCAATCATTGGTTGAATATCTTTTTCTGTAAAAGCAGAATACCAAGTTTTACCTACATTTTTAGCCTCACTTCCAATACCTAAACTTTTAAACATTTCAGCTTGACTTTTTGACATTCCCATTGCTGTAGACACCCCAGAAGCAGTTGAACCACTATCAACAGCCCCATAAGTTCGAGCATTTAAGAAAGTTCTTACCCCACTTTTATTTGAAACATCCCCAGTTGCTATAATAGAAGCTTCATAATCCACAAGTTCTTTTTTCTTACCTTCTAAGTTAATTTTATTTGCATTACTTCTTTCTTCCTCCGTTTTTGCTAATGCTAATGCAAGTTTTAATTGATATTCTAACCTCGTATTAGTGTCTTCCACTTGTTTTTGTATTCCTTCCCAAGGGGCTTCCATATCTACAGAAATCATTTTATCAATCCCTTGTACAATATCAACCATACCAGCTAGACCACTTGCAGCAGCGGCAAAATAATTTCCAGAGGCAATTTGACTCCCGGCAACAGCCATATTTCCAAATCCATTTGTAACTTGTCCTAAACTATCTAATATTCCCCCCGTATCTTCTCCTATCAATACAGATAAGGAATGAAAGGAATCTGAGACGGCAAATATATCTGATATTGTATTTTGTAAACGTCTTTGAAATTCTGCTTGAGCCTCCATCGTATCTGATGAAGTATTATAAGCATCTTTTTCAGCTTTTACTTGGGCTTCAGTTGCTACAGTAAGTTCTCGCATAGGGGCTAATTGATCTTTTAAATTATTAGTTCCTCCAATAATCCATTTTTGTGATAAATTATCTGCATTTTCTATGTTTGGAATAATACTTTTTACAGTAGCATTTTTTATTGTCAAAAGATAATTAAAATCTTCTAAATCTTTATTTCTTTGTTTATCTAAACGTTCTTCAGCAGCTCCTCGCATTGCAGTTGGACGAGTAACTCTTTGTTGACCTTCCTGAATAACTGTATTTAAATTTTGCCAGGATGATATTAATTCTTTTTGAGCTGGGCCAGCCATACCCATCCATTTAGAATAATCATCATAATATTGACGAATCATAACATCACTTGTCCCTGTTGAAGTTGCAATTGCCATTATAGAGGATTCCATTTCTTCATTAGCTTTCTTTTCCCTCTCAGAACTCCCCATTGCCCAAGTAGCTAATTCTTTCTTTTTTTCTTGTAAATCAGTAATTGCCTGTACATTTTTTGCATACCATTTTAATTCATCTTCTGTAAATTTTTGTTTATCAACATCCTTTGAAACAATATCAGGAAAAGCAGAACGTATATCTGTATTATACATAGCTGCCTGTTTCCTTGCTTCAGCTTGTTTTAAAAATTCATCTGTTAATTGTTGATTTAATTTAAAGTATTGATCCCAATCACGTACTGTTTGCTTCATTATTTCAGGATCACGACTTGATTGTTCAGCCCTAATCTTTAACATTAAATCAGACATTGATAAAGATAACTCAGAAGTAATTAATTGATTTCTTTGAGTTACATTGTAAACACGCTCCATTTGACGAGCAAATTCTTCCCCATAAACAGCGGCTTGCTCTAAACGACTGGCAAAATCAGAAAAATTTAAAGTTGCCAAACTTTGTTTTAATTCATCAAATACATCTTTTATTGCTTGAGTTTGCTCTTCAAATTTTACAGAACTTCCACGGGTACTTTCCATTACAGAAGCATATCCTTCCCATGCTTTCTTTCCTAATTCAATAGCAGCACCAACAACTAGTAAACCACCTGCCCCACGTGCAAATTGTTCCATTCTACGATTTATATTTTCTAATGCAGAATGATTTCCTTTTGCTGCAATAGTTATTCTTTCATGAGCTTCTACCCCCACTGAACCCAACCTCCGTAATTCAGATTCTGTTTTTTGTATTAATTGATTATAACGAGCGATGTCTTTTTCTTGCCCAGCCCAAACTTTACCTTCTTTTAATGAAATTAATTTTTCCTGTAATTTTTCAATAATTCCTTTTTGAGTATTCATAGCGTCATTAGAAGTCGTTATAGATTTCTTTTGTACATTAGCAATTGCAGTAGTACCAGCTATTACTTTTTCCTGATATTTATCCCAAGCCTGTTTCCCAGCCTCAAGTCCCGAACTATCAACCCCAATCGTTGCTGTAATCTCACCTATTGTCATTATTTGCGTTTTACAGGCGGTTTATTTATCTTTTTCAAAATCGTTTGTTCTTTATCTACACGCTTAATCTGATCTTTAGCCAGCGTTTTAAAAGCTCGTGAAATATCTTCATCACTTTGTTGAACTATCTTTGTCCTATCCCACTCTGGCATCATATCTAACGGGGTTAATGTTTTCCCATCTTTACTTCCCATCATGTTACAAATCAAAGCCTTTAGACTAGCAAAATTATAATCTTCACGCCAAGAAGCCAATGGGTCAATCCTGTCGTATGCTTCCCATTCACTTAACTGACTACTTGTTAAATAATCTAACAAATAGTCAGGGTGAATAATTCCTAAACGTCGGCAGAGCCTGAACTGGAAGCATCGTCCGGGTCTGCTTTTGAGTTTTTTACTAAATTGTCTTTATCCTCTTCACTTATTTTATTGAGTTCCTGTGAAGCCTTTACAATCTTTTCAAGCCTACGTATCCCAATAGATTTACTAAGTGTTAAATAGTCTTTTAGTTCCAAAAGGTTCTTTCCATTTTCATCACATAAAGAACCTACAACTAATTTTGCACGAAAATCGGATACATCTCTTTTATATTCTGTTTTCCCCTGTGCATCAATAAACTCTTTTGATAATGATTGTTCGAAAGCATCTCGTTCATGCCCGGTCATTTCCCGTACATAAACAAAATCATCATTTCCCAAATCAACTTTTACTTGATTCAATTTTTGTGGAGTTAATAACTCCTTACCTGTTAACATTCCCATGATTAGTAATATTTTTAAATTATTAATAAAATAAATCCGTGATTAGGATTTTTCGTTTGTTAGGTTAATCCTGAACTTGCCCCTGAATTGATTACAGGTTTGCCACTTATTTTTATTGAACAATCTGCTGAGATTGCATCGTTGGTGGTAACCCCTAAACCTAACTCAGTAACCAAACCCGTAAATTCTACCGTTGTAGCTTCTGCATCCGGTAGTACAACTTCATAATATTGAAGGGCATCTGATTCAAAATCTTCATTCATCAAATCATAGCCATCACGTGTAAAGAACATCTTCAATGGAACTGAACCACCATCACGAAAACTCCCAATAAATTCATTATAACCCCCGGTTGAATCCAAAGAAGTTATATCGGTTGTTTTCCGTGATTTATTTATGGTTACTGAATTGATACGAGAAATATTTTCCCATTCACTCCCATTCCACCTACGAAACAATGTCCCTACACCACTAACAGGTGTTCCTGCCATAGTAATTCTCCTTTCTTATACAGCTTCACGTTGTATATTGAAATTAATAATAAAGCGTGCATGTTCACCATTATCCCAGTCCAAGAAAGCGGGGCCACTTGCAACTTGAATAATAATGTAACGAGTATTATTCCACGTCTCGTTTGCCCGGCCGTGAAGTAATGTTTTTATATTTTGAGCCATTTCGGCTGCATCTTTATAATTATCATTTCTAATACGTATTTGCACCGAAGGACATTCATAACCTAAATCAGTTAACCCATCTTTTGGAGGGTAACCATTTGTATCAAAAATAGTAATTGTATTTATCGGATTCGCTGGTTCCTGCCCAATAAAAATATCAGTCCCAAATTCCAATCCCAAATCACTATCTGATTCAATTATGTCTTTTATATCTTCACTTGTTATGTTCATGATAATTGTGCATTACGACGTATTATTTCCATTATCTTTTTAGTATTCCTTTTTATCGCATATTCAAAAAACTTTGGACCACTACCCGGACGTGTCCAGTTTATTTTCTTCCCTTTGTCAACCATTTCGTGTACAAACAAAGCATAGTTGGAATAAAATCCGCAAATAACTCCAAATACTGTTTTACTATTTCGAAAGGGAACTATTCTCCATAATGTTCTTAAATTATTTGTTTCCCCTACTGGTATCAATGGTTCGGTTTTATCCATATCTTCATAAAGAAATGCAGCAGATTCAAGTAACCCAGCCATTGTACGTTCTTCAATAGCCATAATTGCTTTGTTAAGATTTGAAGTACAAATATCAAATCCTTTTATCCCTACATTTGGATTAACTGAACCAACTTGCCCGTTCGTTATCATAAATATGCTGTTCTTACAAATTTTGTTCCCGACTTAATCATAGGTATTTTGCTAAATCTACGTATCTGATATGCCCCATCAATTTGATTTGGTTTGAAATCTTTTATTAAGGAATTAAACCCTAAAGTATTTAATTCGGCAATAGTTCCTAAATATAGCCAACCCTCAACATCTAAATCCTGGGTGACTAATACTTGGGTATTCGAAACGTATTCCTTCCCGTTATTGGTAATGATTGTTTCTTTTCCCGTTTCCTGCCAACGGCATTGGATTTCAACTCCCTCGGCAAATGTCTTTCCACCATACCCGTTATTTACTGGACTTCCCCAATATACAGCGGTCTGGACTGCTATTTTTTTTATAAATGATTCTATACTCATGTGAAACTAGGTATTGCGTATATTGTTGCAGCTTTGCCGCCCAATGAAGCCATTGCCCCCGTTGTATCTAAATTCAAAACCATTTGCCCATAATTGGTAGATTTCAAACCCTCTCCAAATATTTCTGAATAGGTTATGTTTGCTCCACCAGCCCCTTCGCTCTTTGCTTGTCGTTCACGAGTTACTGTAATCATATGAGCTGCTAACCAACGTTCTATTTCTTTTAAAATATCCGTTGTACCCGTTCCAAGTGCTGCATTGACCATAACGTTTGCACTTGTTATATACGGATTTACTTGAGCATCGGTTAAAGTAGATCCGTCCAATACTTCCAGAACTTCTGTTGCTGTTACTCTTACTGCCATATTATTTCCCCCTTTCTTTTTGTCTACTATTCCAAAGCATTGGTTCAATTAAATCAACCACTTCTTTTTTCCATTCTAAACCACACCAATCAAGTGTTTCATACATCTGTGAATAATCACCTTCAACCATTCGTTCAGGCCAAATTTGTTTACAATTTAACCCGGTCTCAATCATTTCAACAAACTTCTTTTCATAAGTATGTATAAAAGTTGCCCAATTATCTGTACCTTTATATGGATGCATATAAACCGTTTTTGTACATGAGGAAATTATATCATTTGTTTTCCTACGTACAATAATCCACTTTGCATGAGGATAGGCATGATTCCATAAAGGCCATATCAAAGCTGAATTTGAATCTTTGTACATCCATTGTCCTTCAATAAAAGTTTCATTGTTTAAAACGGTTTCTACCTTTTCCCGCCAATTATTTAATATCAAAATATCTTTCGTTTCCGGGATTCCTTCACAACCAATAAATTCAAAGTAACGTTTTATTAAATCACTAATATTACAGTTCATTTGCATCTTGTCTACGTTACCGTTAAAAGCACCACAAACCTTAAAGGCTGCGGCAATCATTGAAGCCCCTGAACGGGGAATACCTGTTATTAATATTGGATTATGCATAGCTATTTATTAATTCTTGTCTATTCTTTTTTCTACTTTCTTTATCAACAGTTCTTATAATCTGTTTTGGATGTCTACGATAAAAAGCAATTACAGAATCACAATACCCAATTTTAAAGCCTGCTTTTAAAACACGTAGATTAAATTCTAATTCTTCAAACGATTTACATTTATCTGATTCATTAAAACCACCAATCTTTTCAAATATTTCTTTTCGGTACATTAAAGAAGCTGAATGAATTGTATTGTGTTGCAATAAACTTTTAAATGTTGGTATTTTTATAGAAGGTTTCCATAATTTTTCAGTTCCATTATTTAACTCCACAACATCACCATGAATAAAATCAACCTTTTGACTTTCTATTGCTTCCACAGAATCTTTAATACCGTAAAAGGAAAGCATATCATCTTCATGCAAATATTTAATATAATCCCCAGTTGCTTCTTTTAATCCTTTATTAAAGTTTGTAGGCCAATTTCCTTCACCTTGTGATAAAATTAATTGATAATTATTTTGATCAACACTTTCAATTGCATCCTTTAACCAACCCCGGTCAACTTTATATGGTATAATTATAGACACTTTCATTTTAATTCATTTACGTAATTCTTAACCCAATCAATTTTACAATCTCGTATTCTCGGTTTGCCGTGAAAACATATCAAATTTGTATTATCTGGTATAACTTGTAATAATCCCTTATTAATCCCTTTAGGCTTAAAATCAACTATTGAATTTGTTAAATCCTGCCAATATTCATCTGGTATGATAACCTTCTTTAAAAAATCATCCATCCTAAAGCCAAATATATTCCCCCTTTTCTTCCAACTATCCCAAACCTTTTTAATTTTTTCTGAGTTAGCAGGAAACCAAACAACCGGAGTTGCTAACATAGTAGGTCTCCAAAAATCATGAATAGTAATAAAATCCTTTTCATCCTTTACCAAGTCAAATATATTCTCAACTGTATTAACAACAACAGTATCCAAATCTAAATAAAGAAACGGCCTGTATTGTTCTATTTCAGGACTATACAACTGCATACGTGCCCACGTGCCTGGGCAATTATTTGTTAACGGATGTAGTTCGTAATGTCCTAAATCATAAACCTGAGTTGCTTTATCATATAGACAAATAATTCGAGGTTTAATTTCAGATTTCCATTTCTTGCAAATATGAAAAACTAACAAATCAACATCCTTCAAAGTAAATGTTTCACTTTGTTTTAAAACTAATATTATTGTTCGTTGTTTATTCATTTCCTATAATTTGAAGTGTTGGGCAAGGGACTATAAATTTTCCACCCTTTTTTAAATAATCTTTTTCACGTTCTTTAAATTCAGTAATAAAATGCCAGGGTAAAATCAATAAATAATCTGGTTGTTTTAATCGCATTGTTTGTTCTGATTCAATAGGAATATTTGTCCCTACTGTTTTCAACCCCCATTTATAAGGACTTCGGTCTGCTATTGCATCAATAATTGTATTATCTAATCCAAAATATTGAAGTAATGTATTTCCTTTTGTTGAAGCCCCATAACCCCAAATAGTTTTCCCTTTTGCTTTTTCTTCTTTTATAAATTGTATTATAATTCTTTTTAAATGTTCCAATTTTAAATAAAAACGACCCCATATAATACTCTCATCAAGCCCTAACATTTCTTCATAACATAATAATGAATTTATTCTTACATTACAAACATCCCGGTGAGGTTGGGAAGCAAATAAATTCTCATTTCCTTTTTGTTTCATTATAAACAATCGAAATGAACCCCCGTTTATATCATTTACTTGACAATCCATTATTTTAAACCCATTACGCTCTAAAAGTTCCTTAATATTAAATAATGAATAGTAATAATAATGTTCATGACAAATATTATCAAAAGCCATTTGTTGTATCATTAATGGAGTATAAGACATTTGCAATACTAATAATCCATTATCATCCAAAACCTCGTTTATATCATTTAGAAAGGTTTCCCGATGTTCAATATCATAAAACATTGCAATCGCTGTTATTATTTTAACTTTTGCAAATTGAAATATTGATTTTTTATAAATATCTGCTGTAAAATAATCTTGTATAATATAATCTGCCCTTTTTTCTGATTCGTTTTTAAAAGAGTTTTCAGCCGGATCAATTCCAATTTTAAATAAATTACTTGGAACATAACTTAATAAAGTTCCATCGTTACAAGCTATATCTAACCAAACATCAGAAGTTTTTAACTTATAAACTTTTACAATTGAATCTACAATATCTTTTAGCCCATTTTGCATACTTTCATTTGTCCCGGAACGATACCAATATTTACCAAACATTATTTTTTGTTCATTATAATGTGAAAGCCTTACAGCACCATCATCATCCATAACTAATGTTAAATCATCCATACCTTTAGTTGGTTCGGCATCCTTTTCTAAAAAATCAGAAAGGTAAATTTTACCAAGTGAAAATAATTCTTTCATAATAAGCCATCTTTAGTTAATAATTCTTTTAAATAATCTTCAAACCATATATTGTTGTTAGAATATTTCATTTTAAAATTCTTAATCTTTTCAGGCAATTCATTTATATTTTCAAAGAATATACAATTGCCAAACTTTGCTTCACAGTCGTATAATTCTAAAGTGTTTTTACGAACTTGATGTATAGGAATAGAATTAACTAATAAAGATTCATAGAAACGAAACGTAAACGAATTGCCATTTCCAATTGGAGAAAATATAAAACGATATTGGGCTAAGAGGCGTAAGTAATCTAAATAAGAACAATCAGAGGGTTTAATTATTTTAACTGGTATAAAGTTATTTATTTTATTCAATATTTCCCTTCTTTCAAAATAACTTTTAGAATTAATATTTCCAATAAAAACAATCTCATCCTTTTTGCTTTCAATATTAATATTAATTACGTTTTTAAAATTTTTGGAAAATAATGTTCTATGTAGCTTTGTCCCCAATTGTTTGCAATCGTCTACATCTGATGTATAATGAGTTAAATTTTTAAATCGTTTTATAAAATTATATTTTTCTATATTCTGTGGAAAATAAGAATCAAAAATACGTTCAGAAGTCATTACAACTACTCGTATATTTAATTCATTGCACCGTTCTACAAATCCCGGTTTAGAAAATATGTCAATATGTTCTTTATGATGATCATCCCCAATAAATAATATATCTATATCGGTTAAATCATATACATCATTAACTATTTTCAAACTTGAATATAGATTAGATAAGGCATAATAATACTGTTTCAAATTATAACATCTGAAATAATCAATATGACATATCAAACCTGCTCTTAATCCCATTCGTTATACTTTATACCGTTCGCTTTAAAATAATCAATATAAGGCTGTCTATTTATAGTTTTTCGAATCATTCGTTCATGCCATTCAATAAAGATTTCATCAATTAATAAAATAGTTTTATCTTTTATCATTTTATCTAAAACTACAAATTCAGCCCCCTCAATATCCATCTTTAAATAAACCTTGTCATCCGGTTGACAAATAGACTTTACAAACTTGCTAAAATCAATACAATCAACCAGGCCATTGAATTTAAAATTATGTTTTTTCAAATGACGAGGCTTAATAAAATCTTTTGAATCAAGAATATTAGTACAACCGCCAATCCATTCAGCATCTATATTATGAACTTTCTGAACTTCTACTAAATTATTCTCAAGTATTAACAACCGTTGTTCGTCCTTAATCCAAACTGCTTTTTGTTCTATATTTTCAACTCGTGTATATTCTTTAAGGAAAGAAATACAATTTGGATTTGGTTCAAAGCAATAGACTAACCAAGTTGAATTAATTCCCAATTGCTTTTCAAGTTTAGAAAATCCCTGCCCTATATTTGCCCCACAATCTAATAAAATATTCATAACATTAAAATATTACTGGTTTACTTGCCCAAATAGATTCCCAATTCTTTGTTCCTGCAAAGTGTCTAAAAATAACATCATCTGCATTTTCTGTTTTTGTTGGTATTCTAAAATACGGGCTTTGCTTTGCCCAATCCGTTACATTCCATTCTACTGGTAAAATCTCAACATGCTGTTTTAATTCTTTTGTAGTGTAAATTGGTTCATTTTCTTTTGTTGAGTTCCATCCCAAGTCTTTAATTGTATTCCAACCCGGTTGTTTTGGGTCTGCAAAAATTCCTTTTATCCCAGCCAATGAATACCAACAAGCTTGCTCTTGAAACATTTGCCAGAACGGAGTTTTAATATATTTTTGATATCGTTTTTCATCTAATAAATTATTAAGCATTTCTTTTGTCCAATCCGTTACACGTAAACTGAAAACCCCCATACAATGGGTATTGCAAGAATCAATTGCATAAGCAAAATCCTTTCCTTCACTAGGTTCTAAAGGCAGTTTCCCATTTACAATACATATATCGGCATCAATTTGAGAAACAATATCACCGGGTTTTAAAAATCCTATTTCAATCCATTTACGAATTAAAAAGAACCTCCACCATACCATTGTCCGTTGTTTACAATCATCTGCTAAATGACTTAAATCAGTCATTTCAATATATTCAAATCCATGATGATTACAATACACTTTATTTCGTGGTGAATGATATCCCACAAAATGCTGTTGACGTTGGTCTTTATATGAAGCTATACAAAATAAGTATTTCATACAGTTTGTATTTTAGTTTTCCAATAATTAAAATCTAATTTTTCTAAATTCCAAACAGTTTCTTTTATTTGTTTATATTCATGTTTCAAAAAAGATTCTGTTATTTCATCCCAATCATCAACAAAACAAATAGGTAAATCAGTATAAAATTGGTTGTTTATATTTCGTTTTTCAATTGGAATCGTTCCTAAATATAAAGCCTCCCACGTGCGATGTGTATCTATTCCATTGCCTTGTGGACATAAAACAAATTGATGATTATACATATCATCCAAATAAGTTTCATACTTATATCCGTTATGCCCCTTAATTAATGTTGTCCAATAATTATTAAATAGAGCATATGGCTTTAATCGTTCAGTTGGGTTTGTTACTACGTTATGATTTACATATAACAACCCCCGATTTTGTTTTTCTTCTTTTAATTTAGTTTGCATTTGCTCAATCTTATGCAAATAAACAAACCAACGATTGTTTTCAAGTCCAATTGGTATAGATTCTATTCTTTCATCTTTTACATTGACATTTTTTGAATACCATTTAATTAAATTATCTGGTAATTCAAATTCAAACACTTCCTGAACTTTTCCACAGCCATTTGGCCTAACTATTTTATCTTTTTCAATTCTACAATCACATGAATGGGTAACTAAAATAAATTTATTATTTGGAAAATATTTTATAAGTCCTATTAAATCCCGTGCATACACTAAATGGGTATAAACAATATTAACAGATTTCAAATTAGTAAAATCTAAAGTATTTGGTAAATTATCATAATCATCATTATGTTTTACATTAGGTGAATACGTAAAATCAACTATTGTTTTAAATTTGTCCCCCTGAATCCATTCCATTACCATTGTTTTATTAATTGTTCAATAGCTTTTGTATTTTCACCACAAACTTTTTTATTATTTTTATACCAACTTCCCGGATGTATTCTATGTTGATAGGAAAGTCCCTGAACTACTTGTATAATATTGCCCGCTTGCAACCATTTATAAGAAAAATATAAAGCATCATTTGTTTGTAAATGTTGCTCCTTTGAATTAAGCTCATTTATGAGTAGATAATTCTTTCGATGTACTAAGTAATTGCCCGTATTAAGTAACGTTAAAAATGAGCCGTTTCTCACTGTTTTTTTAGTATATTGTTTGTCTATTACTTTCCCTATATGTTCAGAATAGTTCCAAAGTTCTTTTTCTCGTCCTAAATCAAATAAAATTTGTGGACTGTAGAAAGTATTTTCATTTAATTCTAATTTTGAAATTGTATCAATATAATCGTTCCCAATTATATTATCTGAATCCAATAATATAACCCAAGGATTTTTACAATAAAAAACTGACATTGCTTTATTTCGTAATGGTTGTAAATTAGTCCCATTACGATATAATTTTACTTTTGCAAGCCCGTTACACATATTCCAAAGCTGTGTATATTCATCAACATTAGAATGATCATCGACAATGACAACATCATCTATTAAAGGATTTGCTAATACTTTAATAAACGAATCTATTGTGAATTTACTTCGGTTATATGTTGATATTGCTATTGAAATCATAATTATTTTTGTTTTAAATATAAAGCATCCCCCCAAGTTTTATTATGCGTATCTATTGCAACCCTAGTAAATT